GTATAAGTGGACACTATTGATAAATATAAAAAATTTCCAACATGATCCCCAATGATACTTCCAATGTAAAGGTAGAAGTAACAATAGAAAAATACTTCTGCCTGCGAATTTGGGCACTACCCACCGCTTTGAAGCGGCTAAGTAAATACCCAATATCACAAAGCAGAAAACGGCAAAAATTGCCAAAGGAACTTCCCAAAAATATAGGTAAATGTCCGGACTGTTTTCACAGCCGGCTTCTTCAACCATATAATGGTGTTCAAACTCAACGCCAATATAGGCGGAGCACTCCTGGTCATTCAAATTTGATTCCTCGAATAGAAAACTTTTCATGGTGCCGAAGCAAAGTGGAGTGGGGGACTAACCTCAACGGGCTAAACAAACCAAGACTATATTATCTCAGTCAAAAACATTAAAATAACTAAAGGTAACCTCATAAAATATACAGGGGCACGGAAAATTTAGGTGACCATACCTCCTCGCTCAGGTTGTCGCGAGGTAAACGTGCATATATATATTAGTGTTGCATACTTATGGCAAGTACAAGTGCGTCTGTCAAATCGAATACAATGGACCGATTCTTATCATAAATTTTGTTAGATCTACAATCTCTCTTCAACCCTGCTGCGGGTGGAGATTGATTAAGCGAAATCAAAAGATGTGAGTGGGATTCCATTGGAGACGAAACCTTACAAGCATAAATCACCAGTTATGATAAATTTTATTGTGAAATGCAAAAGTCTATACAAACAGACTGAAACACAGCTCGTCCTTAAAAGCTGCTACAGTGTGTTGCATAAAAGGGGTTGATTTACATATCAGAGTTGACTCTCTGGGGTGTCGGCATAAACGTATGAAATAGTAGCCACAACTATTTCGTAAATACGGACATCACTTAGGAATTGGTTATTTTCCGGAGTGGTGACTAAATATCATGTTAATTACATTCTTATAATCTGTAAATTAGACTTGCGTCTATTTTACAGGTCTCTTAAAATAAATACAGCTAGTGCGATTAGGGTTCTACCCCTATTCGTCACGTCTATAAATATATGTGAATAAGAGCAGAACAAGATCTGCAATGAACAAGCATGATTGCCGGGTGTCGCGGTGAA